GCAAAAACGCGCGATTGATTGTCGCACAAGATATCATGTCCTCTTGGATTGATCATGTGTTCTTGTTACAACGGAACAAAAGAATAGCCCCCGAAATATCTGGTGTCGGCCTCAAACTCAACCAGTACATGGGACAGATCTTCGAAAAATTAGACAGGAAAGCCCAAGAGAAATTCTTGTTAATAGAGGGGGATTGTTCACAATTTGATGCTTACACAGGACCGTTCCAATATGCCTGTGCATATCCCCGAGCATTCTTTGGTTTCAAACACAAGGGTTTGGATAAGGCTACTAGGTTTGCTTCATGGTGTTCGGCAAAATCACACATGTTAGAAGAATCCTATGTTGTGTCAATTACTTCCCATCCTGCAAACGGCATAACCATTGTCCTACCAAATGAAAATAGAAAAACTTTGGAGAAGCTTATCGCTCTCTATCCATCAAAATTTTTAGACTTCCAATCCGTTAGAAGTCCTTCATACAACCCCGATGACCCTATATATCACGGTAAAATTTTATTAACAACGGATCAAACGGTCTATTCCTCAATGAGAATTTGGCCCGGGAAACCAACGATTACAAAAGAGTGGAAAAACTTAGCGACTGACTACCCTCATTTTGGTTTCATTCATCAATTGGATAATCTTACAAAGTTACAACGAAGTCAAAAACCAATTTACTCCCAAATACCAATAGATGAGCATTTGCTAAAACTCCATGACAATCTTGATGTCATCATGAATTTCCACCCCAAGAACAGAGGGGGTGGAACTGGCATGTCTGATACTAGTGTTTATAACACTGACATGTTTAAGGCCAGTATGATAGCAGCCTGGTGTAGATATCACAATTACACCAAATCACCTGACCAATTCTATGGTGAAAATTTTGTCCACAACACCGGTGATGACAATTGCTGGGCGGTCAAATTATCCAAAAAGGACTACGACCCAGACAAAATGGCTGAATGTTTCCGGCACTATGGCCTTAGATTGGAGTCAAAGGTCATCAATGATATTGAGGATATTCAATACCTCGGGAACAAAGTCATGAGATCATACAAGGCACCATTTTGTGATGACTGGAGTTTATATCAACAACTATCAATTGACAACTACAAAAGGTCAACAGGAATTACGAAAGCCACACCACCACGGCCCAGGTTATTAGTTTACAAGGACCTAGATCAAGTGCAACTAAGAAGAACTGCACTCAGATACTATCAATCAAGCACTAGGAAATATGTACATACACTCCTCAACGGTGCAATGGGTAGGGCTCTCTTGACACAATGGAATAGAGACTTCTATGACACCCTGGCAACTGAATTTGTT